GGTGGATTAAGGCTTTACAGCCTATCAACTGGACAAATGATGGTACTATATTCTAACTACTAACAACTACTTATTTATAATTAGTATTATATATATGAGTATAGGAATACAGAAAGTTTTAACAAAAAAGTAGTTAGTAGTTAGTAGAGATGCCCAATTACCTTAAGCCACGTCATGCACCTAAACGACAGTCCTACCGTATGGAGAAGCTATACAGTACGCCTAGATGGCGTAAGTATCGTAAAGCCCTTATTATGCGTCGTGGTGGTGAGTGTGTAGTGTGTGGGGCTACACCACTAGACCAGCACATACACGTAGACCATATTAAACCTTTAGCAGATGGAGGCGAACCATACGACGAGAACAACTTACAGCTTCTATGCCGTGAGTGCCATGGCAAGAAGACAGCCAAAGAGGTATGGGGGGTGGGGTCGCGTCTCAAATGAGAGCGCCGATTATTCCCCCGTCAACTTTCGCTTTTTTAAGAACCGATAAACAAACCCCCCAGATCATGAACGAGGAACTAGCACTATGGAAAAGCATACAAAAGGAGTGCGTAGAGAGCCTTAAACGGCATGGCGCAATACTTGAAGCTGTAACGGACAGAGGCCAGGCAGTCATAAGAAAGAACCCAGCCGTAGAAACTTTAGCCAAGGCAGAAAAGAAAATAGCAGAACTAGAAAAGATCGTAGGTAGTGAACTCAACCTGGACTGAAAATATTATAGAGCGCTATTGCGTTCTTACGGAAGACGAACACGCTGGCAAACCCGTTAAGCTGTTAGATTGGCAACGCCACCTAATTAGGGAAAGCGACGGTAAACGTATGGTATGGCTAGAGATACCACGTAAGAACGGTAAGAGTGCTTTTATTGCTATGCTAGCCATAGCCCATATGCTGGAAGGCTTTAAGAATAACAGCAACCCGCAAGTAGTACTGGCAGCTGCGACCAGAGAGCAAGCTGGTATTTTGTTTGCCTACGTCCGGAATATGGTACTTTTCAATCCAGAGCTACAAAAAGTACTGGAGCCATATAGGAAGGAGATTAGGCTTAAAGGCCGCCCCGGCTTCCTAAAGACCTTAACTAGCGACGGCGGCAGTAACCACGGGCTAAACCCTAGCCTTATTCTATGCGACGAGATCCACGCATGGAATGAGGTTAAAGGCCCGGACTTATGGGAGGCGTTACGTACGTCTATGGCTGCACGCCCTAGTAAGATGGTAGCCATTACCACGGCTGGAGGCGCGTATACGTTCGCGCACAAGTGGCACGAATATGCGAAGCAAGTACAAGAAAGGCCAGAGATAGACCCGGCTTGGCTTACTATTATATACGGAGCTGAAGACCACGAAGACCCACACGACCCGAAGGTATGGGCAAAGGCTAACCCTAGCCTAGGCGTTACGGTCAGCTTAAAGTACCTGGAGGAATTAAGCAATACTGCCAAGTACGACGAGCCTACGTTACTCTCATTGCGTAAGCTGCACCTTAACCAATGGGCCGGCAGCGCCCATCCATATATAGAGCTGCAAAAGTGGCTAAAGTGTACGGTCAAGAAAAAAAGCGTAAATAACTGGCGCTGTTTCCTTGGAGTTGACTTGGCCGCGGTTAATGACTTCACAGCTTACGCCGTACTGTACTTTAACGGCGAGCAATTCCATACGATCCAGTACTACCAGATTACGGATTATGCTATGAGCAAGCGTAAGAATAAGTACCCAAACCTGGTAAGGAACTGGGCAAAGAACGGTAACCTAGAGATAGTCAAGGGTGAGGTTACCACAACGGCCCACCGTTTAGCTATTATCGAGCGAATTATCGAAGAACACCCGGTAGAAGGCATATTCTGGGATCCTTGGAACGCGGCAGAGAGTATAGACGCTATGCGCCAGAAGTACGGTAAAAACTTCTGTTACGAAGTGCGACAAAGCGCACTTATGATAAATGAACCCATGAAACTACTATACCGAAGCGTAGTAACGGGCAACTTAACGCACGATGGCAACCCAGTTACGGCCTGGATGGTAGCTAACACCAGCCTACACATAGACAAAAACGATAACTGGACATTCCAAAAAGATAAGGCCCCGGATCGTATAGACGGAACCGCGGCTATCCTTACCGCTATGGCCGGATACGTCCATAACGCTAGCACGGGAATGAGTACCTACGATAGCGAGGAAATTATTTTCGTTTAAATTTGCTTTTCTAAAAATTATTTTGTAAACTTTACGCGCGCATGGCATCATTCTACGACAGAGTAAAACGGTCTATTTCGGGGGTAGTTAACCCGCGCCCCTGGTTAATTAACCTTTTCGGAGGTACCGGAACCACAGCGGGCGAAAACGTAAGCAGCACCAACGCCCCAAAGGTGGCCGCGGTCTACGCTTGTGTTAACCTTATTGCGGACACGGTAGCCAGCCTACCTTTTCGCGTAGTTCGTGAAACCGAGGAAGGCCAAGTATACGTACCTGGCCTTATTGACGATCTAGTACGCAAAGCGCCTAATAGCGCATACAATAGCTTTACCTTCCGTAAGGCTATGCTTACCCAGCTCTTACTTCGTGGCAACGCCTACGTATTGCCCATGCGTAACGGTAACAACCTTGCCGGCTTCGAACTGGTAGATACCGACCTGGTAACAATCAATACCACCAGCGGAGAGCTTGTGTACGAGGTGCATTTAACCAACGGCGTAAAACTACGCCTTGACCCTTCGCAGATTATCCACCTAAAGCTATGGACGCTAGACGGTATTAACGGAGTAAGCCCAGTAACCTACGCACGGGAAACGATCGGTACGAATATGGCGGCTACTAAACACCTAGGCAGCTTTTACGGCCGTGGTGCTACGCCAAAGGGTATTCTTCAGATCCAGGGAACTATTCGCGACGCCGACCGCGTCCGCCAGATCGGCCAACAATTCGACGCGCGATACGCTGGAGATAACGCCGGAGGTACCGCGGTACTTACCGAGGGTGCGGAATACAAGCCCGTAGCAATGAGTATGCGCGAGAGCCAATTTCTGGAAACGCTACGCTTTGGTGTAGAGGAAATTTGCCGCCTTTACAAGGTGCCACCCCACAAGGTAGGACACATGGAGGGCGCCGGTTACTCCAATAGCATCGAGGCGCAAAACGCACAGTTTGTAACGGACTGCATCCGCCCTATTGTCGAGCTTATTGAAATGGAGTTCACCAACAAAGTACTTAACGGCAACCGCCGCTTTAATTTAGATTTACGAGCGCTTATGCGTGGGGACATTATGACCCAAGTACAGCGGAACGTATCTTACTGGAATATCGGGGTAATGAGCGCGAACGAGATCCGTAAGGAAGAAGGCCTAGCGCCTATTCCGGATGGGGATACGTTCAATAAGCCTATGCACATGAGCCCACAAAACGACGTAACAAATGGACAACAAGGAAACACGCAGCCTACCGCTGCCCAGTAATGGGGAAGGAAGAAACGTTAGCGGATACGCCGCTAACTTTAGAGAGTACGATATGGGGAGTTTCCGCGAGCGTATCGAGCCTACTGCATTCCGCAACTTGGACGGCTACGATATCCACGCCCTTTATAACCACGACTACGATAAGGTACTGGCCCGTAGAAACAAAGGGAAAGGAACTTTAGAACTTATTACGGACGAAGAAGGCTTAAAGTTTGCTTTTGAACTTCCCGACACAGCTACCGGCAACGAGGTACGCACCCTAGTAGGTCGCGGCGACGTAGACCAAGCTAGCTGGGCCTTCACAGTAGCCCAAGAAGAATGGGTAGACACGCGTAGCGAGAAACCCCTTCGAGTTATTAAAGAGGTGGGCGAAATTTACGATATTAGCCTTACGCCCCGTGGGGCTAACCCTACGACTTCCGTAGCCCTTCGTAGCTTGGAAGCCGCCAAAGAAGAATATAAAGAACCCGAACTGGCGGAACCAGTAATAGAAACAAAACCCGAAAACGTGGAAAACGTAGAGAACACAGAGGAACGCGCGGCTAACTTCGTCGACGCTTCAGCAGTCCAGGGGAAGGTATCCAAATCGGAGGCCCGCGACTTGGCGAAATTCAACATTGTAAAGGCTATTAACGAGGCCCGCAGCGGTAAGCTGACTGGCATCGAAGCCGAGGTTAACCAGGAAGGTATTAACGAAAAGCGCAAGCTTAACGTAGAGTCGCGCGACCAGCACGCCGTAAACCTTCCCGAAATGATGTTCCGCGCGCAGACAGCCGGCGGAGCTACTACCGGTTCCGACTTGGTATTTACCGAGCCTGGCCGTTACGTGGACTTCTTGTACCCCAATACGCCTATGCTTAACCTTTGTAGCGTAGCCGAGAACTTGGTAGGTAACGTCGACTTCCCGAAGCAAACGTCTAGCTACTCTTTGAACTGGCAGACAGAAACCGGCGAAGACACGGCTCAAGATATCAACTTCGACAAAGTAACCATGTCGCCAAAGCGCGCCGTTATTACTGCGTCTATGAGCAACCAATTGTTACGCCAGGAGTACAGCCGCGGTATCGAGCAGCGTATTATCGGCCAGCTTAACCAGTCATTCAACAAAGGCCTAGAGAACGCAGTACTTAACGGTACCGGTGCTTCTAACCAGCCTTCCGGTATCTATACAGAGCTTGACGGCCAAAAGATCAGCCTTGGCGCTATTTCTTTCGACGACTTGGTAGACATGGAAGCAGCTTTGGCAGCAGCTGACGCATTGGACGGACGTTTGGCTTATGTTACTCACCCTAACGTAGTAGCTAAATTGAAGAAGACCAAGGTAGACGCTGGTAGCGGACGCTTCTTGGTAGAGGGTATGCTCGATCCAGTTAAAACGGCTAACGGCTACTCCATCTACAATACTACCCTTTCAAAGAAGACCAGCGGAACGCCCGACACATACGGCATTATCTTCGGTAACTTCTCCGACGTACAGATCGGCTTCTGGGGTGGTGCTACTTTGATGGTAGACCCTTACACCAACATGAAATCTTCTATCGTTGAAATTTACGTAGAGCGCTTTATGGACGTTGCAGTATTGCGCGACGCTTCCTTCGCTTTGGCAACCGACGTAACTATCTAAAGATGGCCAATAGCATTACCTATACCCCACAAGCTATTAACCTCACAGAGGTTAAAGCATTCTGTCGCGTAGACGGAAGCGCAGACGACAATTTGCTTACGTTCCTATACGAAGCAGCTTGCGACGAGGCGTTAAGTTACGCGCACGTGGTGGCCGGTAGTGCTGACATTACCGCGGACACAGTATGGGCAAGCTCTTACGAGCTTCCCTACTGGCCCGTCGGTTCTATTACTTCCGTTCACGTTTACGTAGACGGAACCAGCACAGAAGACACCGAGTACGAACTGTTAGACGGCGTTATTAGCCCCAGCATTGGGGAAGAAGGCGACCGCATGGTAATCGTATATACAGCCGGCTTTGCTTCTATGCCACAAGACTTAAAACACGCTATTTACCAGCGCGTTAAGTTCGGCTACGACTTTGGGGACGATATGCCCTATAACGTCGGGCCGCGCTTCTTTGATCGTATCGTATTCCGTTACCGCCGTAACTTTGCATGACCCTAGACCGACGCGTAACCCTATACGAACCCACCACGAGCGTAAATGCTAGTGGCCAGGTTAAGCGCTCTTTTTCGAGCGCCGGTACCTTCTATGCCCAGGAGGTAATACCAGGTATTGAGGTAGCCGGTAGCGAAGCAATGGTTAATGACCAGATGCAAAGCAGCTACGTAGTTAACTGGCGTATGCGTTACCAGACCGCCGTTACGGCCGACTGGAAGCTAGAATACGGAGGCAAGTACTACGACATTATTAGCGTAGCCCCGGAGGGCCGTAAGCGTTTTATTATGGTCAAAACTAAATTACGCGATAATGGCACGCTCTAAAGTATACCTAAAGAGCCAGTCCGGCCGCGTAGAGAATTTCGACGAACTAGCAAAGCGTTTAAAAAAGCTAGGCACGTCCGAAACTATGCGCTTTCGCGAAATTCGTACCCTTCTTATGAAGGAAGCGCAACCTCTGGTAACAGAAGCCCGCCGCCAAGCCTATGCCGACAGCGTAAAAAAACGAGGTAAAGGCATGAAAAGCCGTAGCGTTTATGGCTCCAAGTTTTACAACTTGTTTAGCTCTATTGGCAAATGGAAAAACAAGGGGACTACGAAAGCGTATGTAGTAGTAGGCTTATTAGGACAGAAAAAAGGAGGCGCTTATTACGCGCCCTGGCAGTTATTCGGCGGAACGGAAAAGAACTTTAAACCGAAGGACTTTATCGGCTTGGCCGTAGATAATACAGACGTAGTCCAAAAAGCCCAAAAGTTAATGCAGCGCCATATACAAAAACGCATAACTTCGGTGCTACGATGAACTACCTACAATACGTATACGACGCAGTAAACGCAGCCACTACGGAAGACGTTTACGCGTTAGCAGCACCCCAAGGCACTACGGCCGACCATATCGTAATAACGATCCAGGGCGTAGACATTACAGAGAGTAAAGACGAAAGAGGAAGCGAAAGCATTAACGCTACGCTGTTCTTTCATTACTCCGACGCAGACACAGCGCAAAGGGAACTAGGTTACGTACGCCAACAGCTACGAGATTACCCGCGCGTTATGCCTATGTACGAGGACTACGTAGAAGGCGAAAGCGGAACGCTAGAGGGCGAGCAATGCGCCGCCGATGCGTTAGGCGTTAGTTTAGACAGTCCCTTTACCCAGGCGTACATGGACGGTATGCAGTTCTTTTACGACGATATTAACGAACGGGTGCTATTGGCAGCCGACTTTATTTTTATTCTAAATACCTAAAAAAATGGCAAGTATTTCTGGCGGAGAAATCCGCGTACTACTATCTACCGACGGCGGTAGCACCTACAAAGGCTTCGCTTTAGAAAGCGATTGCTCTTTTGAAATGAACGCTGAAACCCGCGAAGTTACCAGCAAAGACGATGCGGTATACCGTTCGTACGTAACTAGCGCCAAAAACTGGACTATTTCCGGTTCCGCTTTGTTTGGCGACGACGACGCTAGCAACTGGAACCCAGACCAGCTTTACGATTCTATCGGTAGCGAGGTGGACATTAAGATTACGCAGTGTGCAGCCGGTACGGTTACTCCAGCAACTGGTGAAACGAAGATTGAAGGTAACGCTATCCTTACGCAGCTTTCCGCTTCTTTCCCAGACAAAGACAACGGTACGTATTCTTTCAGCTTGCAAGGTACGGGCGCTTGGACAGTAGGAACCAACTAAAATAAATAACGATGGAAGGGAAAAAGTTTACGCTGGGGGCAGCGTTATTATTTGAGGAAATTACCGGAGGCAGCATTACCGATATGGCAAAGCCAAAAATTGGCGACATGGTGGCAATGCTATACGCCCAAGAAAACTGGGATAACGACAACCGGCCCAGCTTTGAGGAATATAAGAAGGCTATTTCCGGAGAGGATCTAGCCACACTTACCCAGCGGCTTAACGGCCCTTTTTCCCAGCCGGCACCCTAGCGGACGCGTTAGGGTTGCTGGTGGGACGCCTGGGACTATCTAGGCGGGACGCGTTAGCTTTAAGTAAGCAAGAGTACGAAGCCGTAATAAAACACGGCCTAGACAAAGAGAAAGAAGAATGGAAGCGGGTCAGATGGCTAGCGACTGTTCTAGTAAACGTAAGCGGGAAAACCGTTAAGAGGGCCGTAAAGGAAACCGACTTAATGCGCTTCCCAGAGGAAACCAAAAGTAACGGCTTTGCCGATTTTGTAAACGCAGCTCATGGACGTAAGGAGTAAAGTAGTACTAGGAATAGACGTAAACGAGTTCCGCCGGGGAATTACCCAGGTGGACAGCTCTATAAAAGGTATTTCTAGACAGTTCCAGAACCTGGGCGGCATCATTGGTGCAAGCTTTGCCGTTAGTCATATACAGCAGTTTACGGTAGAAGCCGTAAAGCTTGGCAGCGAACTTACTCAAGTTACCCAAGGCTTTAAACGCTTCGGCACGGCCACCGACATTAGCAACTTACGTAAGTCCACCAGAGGCCTAGTTTCTGACTTGGAGCTAATGAAGGTTACCGTACAAGCCGGTAACTTCGGTATACCCATTAAGGATATGGGTAACCTTTTGGAATTTGCCTCAAGACGCGCAGCAGAAACCGGGCAAAGTGTTGACTACCTAGTAAATAGTATTATTACGGGTATTGGACGTAAAAGCCCGCTTATCCTAGATAACCTAGGGATTAGCGCAGTACGCCTAAAGCAGCAGTTTAACGGTGCCGCACTAGAGGCCCAAAGCGTAGGCGATGTAGCCGCAGCCGTGGGACGTATTGCTACCGACGAACTTACCAAGATGGGCGAACCCGTGGAAAGTGTAGCAGACGATCTACAAAGGCTTTCCGTAGAGTTTGAGAACTTTAAAGCTATTTTCGGCGTAGCAGTTAGCCCAGTACTTTTAACGGCCTTAAAAGCCATTGAAGGCGCAGCGCTTGCCGTTTGGCAGTTAGGCCAGGGTAATTATATCCAGGCTTTTATGGGATTGTTAACCGGCAAGCTTCCAGGCACCCCAGAGGGCATTGGAACCGGTGGACAGTTCCCCACTATGCCGGAGCCTATGCAAGTGGCGCAAAGGGGCGTATTTGACGTATTCCCAACACAGCCAACGGCGGCCAAGACCAAAGAGGAACTAAAGGCCGAGGCAGACGCACGTAAGAAGGCGGCAGAGGACTTGCAAAAGTATTACGAAGGTCTAAACGCGGAAATTTACCGCATGATCGGACTACAAGAGCAGCAAGCCGAAGGCGAGCGCCAAGTATTCCGCGACGATCTAGTAGCTGGCTATATTCCTTTAATTTTAGAAGCGGTAGACGCTACCGAAAACGATCTAGTACCCATTCTAGAAACTGTACGCGAAAAGTTTGACAACGTAAACCTAGTGGCTAGTCAGTTTGGTATGATCCTTACAAGCTCTTTCGGTGCAGCCATTCAAAGCGGTGAAGATTTCTTCGAGGTTATTGGTAGAGCTTTAAAAGCATACGTGCAGCAACTTATAGCAGCTACCGCGGCTACCGTAGCCCTAGCCGCTATTAGTAGCGCCTTTGGAGGTGGAACCTTCTTAACGGCATTTGCCAAGGTAGGGCAAGGTACCGGCCTAGCCGGCTTCTTCGGTGGCGATAAAGAGTTTACCGGACGCGTCAAAGGCTTCGAGCTTTTGCTAAACCAAAACCGCACCAACCGTAACCTAGGAATAATTAACGGCGGGTAATGGCTATACAGTTATTCGCATACGCAAAGAGTAAGGGGTACGACGTAAAGCTATACGCCGATACCACAGCCGTAGCCTATACGCCTTTCGAGTTCACGGTAGCGGACTGGAAGGTAACCTACGATACGCAAGACGTTTACCGCCCAGGTATAGTTAGTAGCCGTATGGAGGTGGTAGCACCTATTACCCAGGGTGAGTACTCCCAGAACCTAGAAGGCATTCTACAAGATGGCGACGGTACGTTTTACATGACCCTATCCAAGAACCTTGGCGACCATTGGAAGGGATACTGCGTACCTAGTGCGGGAAGCGTAGAGGTAATTAACGGCCAGCGCTTTATTACCCTTATTGCCGGGGACGGCTTCCAGCTTCTAAACATGGCTAGCGACGGGTACACCTTTACCGGCGTTAAGCCATTCACCACACAAATAGCCGACATATTTAACCGCGTGGAAATGTTCCGTTTATTTAACGGCTTTCTGGTATCCAAAGACCTTACGCGGGTATACAATAGTAGCGACCTTTACGACACCCTATTTTTAACCGGGTGCAAGCACGACGGCGTATACAATACAGACACCACCTTTTACAGCTTTAAAGAGGTGCTAGAGGGCATTTGCGCTGCGTTTGGGCTACGAATGTACCAAGACCGGGGCTATATAGTATTCCAAGATTTTACGCGCCCAGAAAGCACGTTTAACGTGTACCGTACAGACGGCACCTACCAGACGAATATCGACTACACGGCTAGCCAAAATATGGACGTAGTAAGCGGAGGTACGAAAATGTACCAGCCGCCTTTACGTATTACCAATTTACAGTACCTACTTCCTAACGAGCCGTACGAGAATATCCAAACGAACTACCAGGAAACGAAACATACCGTTTGGCTAGACCCATTTAACTACGTGGTAAATAATTGGGCAGATCTAGGTACTTTCTTTTGCGATGGCGTGAGCCACATAGATTACGACCTAGACCTACGAATACTCTACACGGTTCCAGCGGGCTATAACGATTCGGTGGACTGGACTATAAAAGTATACTTTTGGCTAGGGGAATACACCACGGACGGCGGTACGGTATGGACTAAAGCTACCACGGAATACGTAGAGATAAACCAACGCCAAACCATTAGCGGCGATCCAGAGCCTACGCCTGGCAGCCTTCTTTACAGCACCAATAACCAGCACTTGCCAACCGTTCCAAGTATTGGCGAGGTGAGTTTAGGCATGACCATAGAAGCCAGTTATACCGGCGGGGAGTTAGGAGACGTACAGCCCATTAAAGCTAAATGGGAGATATACCAGCACGGAGCTACCAGCCCCTACCGCGGCTTTAGAGCTGACAACAGCCGCCGCAAGCTAGGCGAAGACGTAACGTATACCACGCGCATAGGCGACCAGAACGTAACCGGCTTCCCAAAGAACCAGCAAATAGTATACGTGGGGCCTTTGCAAACGGCTAGCACCTACCCTACCCAATGGTTAGAAGCTTTGCCGGATGGAACCTTTAACGCTAATACCCTTTTGCAGATTACCGCCAACCGGATAGCACAGCGTAGAAGCATTCCACTAGAGTACTACGAATTAGACCTACACCAGACGAGCGCAGTTACCCACGTGGGAAGCTGGGGCGGAGTGGAGTACTTCCCGGTAAATATCGAATATAACTACGAAGGTAGTAGAGTAACATACGCAAAGATTGTAAACCTACCCCTAGAGGCAGACCCGCTACGCTATGATACAGAACTTTAACCTACCGCCTAACCTAGCCTATTACGCCTACGTCATTGCAGACGGTGGGGTAATAGAGCTTAATACTTGTACCTTATGATTACCGTAAACCAATTCGTAACTATCTTCACGGGAGGTAATTACGCTGCGCCCATTTGGGACGATTACGCGGCGTATGTAGCCGCCGATAGTGGAACCCTTGAAGCCCGCGACTGTACTATTAACGCCATTGCAAAATTATTATGAGCCAATTTTTTGACCTAGCCAGCATGGTGCTGGTACCCTCCGGATACCGCGACGGTAAATTGTATTCCCAAAAGCCGTTAAGCACGGACGGCGAACTAACCTTCTCACGCGGTAGCGATATTGAGGCCACGAGGGTCGGTTCGGACGGCTACATTGAGAAAGCCAAAGTCAACCTATTGATTCGTTCAAACCAGTTTGACACGAGTTGGTTAAGTAGCGGAACAACCGAAACGGGAGGCCAAGCGGGTTATGATGGCACAAATGATGCGTGGCTTTTGCAAAGAAGTGATGGACTTTCTCGTTTTGTATATCAGCTCACCCCCCATACTGGGGTTGGAACCTTTAGCGTTTATATTAAAAAGGGAAATGTTGACTGGGCTCTTCTATCCAGTGGTACTGGAGACAACCGATATTTTGATTTAGCAAACGGAGTACTCGGTGCAACTGGTACCGCGATTGATTCAAAAATTGAATCGGTAGGCGGTGATTGGTACCGCTGTTCAATCGCGGTGGCAAATAGTTCGGAGTTTAGAATTTACCCAGCGGTAGCGAATAATCAAGTTAGCGGTCTTGTGGGTGCTAACATCTACATCCAAGACGCTCAAGCAAACTACGGCCTCGTAGCGCAAGAGTACCAAGAAACTACGACCACGAGCGTAGTCGCGGGAATCACCAATGATATGCCCCGCCTTGACTATTCGGGGGGTGCTTCGTGTCCGAGTTTGAAATTAGAGCCATCTCGCTCAAATTTGATACCCCATAGTGAATACATAGACGATAGCGGGTGGACAAAATCAAATGCCACAATTACGACCAACTCCGCCACATCAGCCGAAGGCGTACAAAACGCATCCCTTGTTACTTTTGGAAGCGGTGGTTATATTTTGGAATCCGTAACCACTACAAAAACAATAGGTTCAACAGAAACCATCTCGGTATTTAGTAATGCGGATATTAGCGGAACCTTTCTAAAGTATGGCGGAGGCACTGCCGCTGGTACGGACGTAGAAGGCCGCGAGGTAATTGGTAACGGCTGGTTCCGTTACTATGTAACGCGAACATTCACCGAAGCAGAAACGGGGTCAACTCAACTTCTGATAGCTCAGTCAGATGTTGGGGATAGCGTACTTATTTACGGCGCACAACTTGAAGTAGGCAGTTACCCCACAAGTTACATCCCCACCTACGGAACATCCGCAACGCGCACGGCAGACGCTGCTTACAACACTGCCCTAAACGCGCCTTTATCTGGTGGGTATACTGTTTTTATTGAAATGGAAACTAAAAGCCTTACCGAATACAACCAGTTCCAATTTAGGCAAGAAACGCCAAGTATATTGTATGCTTTAAGAATTGGAAGCGGCATAAATGTTGGATCTTCAGTTTATACGTCTTCAAATACATTGGGCACTAATAAATATGCTCTTTCGGTTCAGTCAAGTGGGGCTTGGAGTTTATATAAAAATGGTACCCAACTTTCAAGCGGAACTGGAATTACCGCTAATTTGCAATCATTAAGAAATGATGCCACTGGTTACGACATTGACCAAATATTGGTATTTAAATCAGCACTAACCGCCTCGCAACTGGCAGAATTGACCACCCTTTAAGATGAAACTACGCAAATACGCCTTTAGCACTTCACAATGGCAGACCGCAAAGGCCAAGATTACCCTCACCGATGACGAGAGCAACACCATATGGGACTCCTCAAAGGTGGTAGCGGTGGTGGAACTTGGCAACCTCGTAGTTACCCCCGCCGTCTATGACGAGGAGGGGAACGAAACTACCCCCGCCACCTATTCCGACAAGTATAGTGTGGACATTCTTTGGAAGGATGAACCCCTAAAGACCTCTTTTACTTCGTATGAGGTATGGTGTGCGCCTATGGGCGTTCACGCTATGGGAGGGCAGAAAGTCCGTGAGGAGTGGGTAGAAACGTGTAAAACTAAAAAGCCGGAGTTATTCCCAGCACCCGTAGACAATGATTAAAAGCGAGTTTCTAGCCGGTTCCTGGATTGGTACCGGGCTTACCTTCTTAACTATGCATATGCAAGACCTTTTCTGGTTAAGCTTCATATTAACTATTTTCCTTAACTTGGTAGCTCTATGGGACAGATTCAAACCCGCCTTTTTAAGCATTGGAAAACGACTGGCATTGGTATTGCGTTCATTGTTGGAGCGCTTGCGCTAGTATGGTTTGAAAAGGCTACCCTTACCGAGTGCGTACCCTTTTGGGTAGGTGCCTTCGGGTTATTTCTTTCAAAGGATAAATGAGTCCCTACTTTACCATAGCCGAGCTTACGCGTACTTCCACCGGGTTAGACAACCAACCCGGCCCGGAAGAACTAGCCAACCTTGAAGCTTTGGTAAAGAACGTACTACACCCGGCCAGAGTAGCGCTAGGCGTAATTAAGGTGAATAGCGGGTACCGTAGTGTAGCCGTTAACACTTTGGTACGCGGGGCTAGCCTGAGCCACCACCTAAAGGGTATGGCGGCTGACCTGGATCACTGGCGAGATAACGAAGACCTTTTTAACTGGATCAAAACTAACTGCAAGTATACCCAGCTCATATGGGAGGGAAGCAGCACAGACGGCAAGCCGGCCTGGGTACACGTTAGCTACGATCCGAATGACTTGAAATGTGAAAATTTACGCGCTCATTTTATTGGCAAGCGCGTGCGTTATATCAAGCTGTAAAACGCAGCAAGTAGTAACCACGCAGCGCGATACCACAGTAATAACGGAACGGGTCGCGGTGGTGGACACAGTACTACTAACCGATACTATAACCGTAACAAAAGACCGGCTGCGCATACAAATCCGCCGTTTACCTGGTGACACAGTCGTAATACAAGGAGAATGCGCGCCGGATACGGTAACCATACGGCAAACCGTAGTAAAGACCCAGCAGAAGGAGGTAGAACGCCAGAAGAAATGGATAGGCAGCCTTTTTATGTTAAGCCTCGTTCTATTTATTCTTTTACTTCTTCGGAGATGATTACCCAAGCCCACCGAAATAGCCACATTATTACCGTAAAGAAAGGCGTTAAGCTCTTAATGCTTTCGGACTTGCATTGGGACAACCCTAAATGCGATCGCCAAACCCTTAAAAGGCATCTAGACCTTGCGGTACGTGAAGAAGCTGTTATTATCGTTAATGGCGACTTCTTCTGTTTAATGCAAGGCAAGTATGACCCCAGGGGCAGTAAGAAGGATATACGGCCAGAGCATAACAAAGCCAATTACCTAGACGCGGTAATAGAGGACGCGGTAGACTGGTTCGGCCCATACGCGAACCATTTGCAGTTTATCGGCTATGGAAACCACGAAACGAACATTTTAAAACGCCTGGAAACAGACCCCTTACGGCGCTTTGTAGACCTATTTAATTATACCTATAAGCCTAGTAAGCCCTTGTGGCTGGGTGGGTACGGCGGGTGGCTTACGGTACAATTTCACCCTACAAAAACAGTACGTAAGAGCTACGCTATACACTACTACCACGGTAGCGGCGGTGGAGGAATCGTTACAAAAGGGGTAATTCAGAACCAGCGCCGGGACGCAATGACCGAAGGCGCGGACTGCGTTTGGATGGGCCACGTACATGAACTGTACACCATGGTAACCACAAAGCAGACGCTAGACCATAATCGCGTACCACAGCTTAAAGACATACTACACGTTCGTACAGCTGCCTACAAAGAGGAATACGCAGACGGTTTTGGGGGCTGGCATATTGAGCGCGGCGCACCACCTAAACCAGTAGGCGGGGTATTATTAGAGCTAGGCGTGAACAACGAGCGCGGCGTTTACGCTATTCCGACTACTATTACAGATAAAACGCACTAAAAGCGTGATTTTGGGGTAATTGCTTTTTTTATACCTTGGTGGTATGGAAAAAGGAAACGTTAAATTTATTTTTGAGTTCATTGGAACCTTCGCGCTTATTGCCGTCGGTCTATTCGTTCTCAAGATCGTTAGCCTGGCTTTATGACGACCCTAGAGGAAACGCAAGCCAAGCTGGCACTAGCTACTATTAAGTTAGAAAAGCTACACGACGACTACCAAACAGTCAACCCGGAGAAGGTATACTGGCTTCTTCGTATGAAACGCGCCGCATCTTTATTAAGAGAGGCCACCACGAAACTAATGGAGTTAGAAAGTATAGAAATTCCAAGCAATGAAAACTAGCACAATTACAGCCGCACAAGGTAACGGAACATGGGAAGGGCCACACGGTCTATTATATTCGTACGAGGTACGTTTAGCTAATGGCGACCATATTCTACTAAATGCAAAGAGCGAAAACGCTTTTAGCATTGGCCAGGAACTGAACTACGAGCTTACCGGTAAAACGGATCGTAACCAGACACCCTACGCCAAGAAGATCAACCCGAACTTCACACAAAACCGCCCGGTAGGTAGCTTTACGCCACCACCAGCCGGTAACGACGACCGTAGTAAAGCCATAGAGGTACAGATGGCCTTTAAGGCTGCCATGGACTACGTATGTATGCAAAAGGAACCGATCGTTAATATTACGGAGTATGCCAAATTTATCTACGACCGAGTACAAGATGGTAAGCGAGATTTTTAACCGCCTGGTATGGTGGGAAGAAAAGATCCGCGAAGGCTATACCATGAGTACAGACGTACAAAGGGACGGACTGTACCAACAGCATAAATTAGTAGTAGACCTAAAAGGCTTTATTACCAGAAAGCTAGAAGAATGAATGTAAAACAAAAGGGGAACCGTTTTGAGCTGTTAGTGGCCCGTTTGCTGCGTCCGTTATTTCCGGACGTGGCTACGGCCCGCGAACGCGACCGCTGGCTAGATAACCAAGGCGTAGACCTGGTAAATACCTACCCGTTTCTCATTCAATGCAAGCACGTAGAACGTGGGCTAGACCCGCACAAGGTGCTAGAACACATGCCCGAAATAGACGGGCAATATAAGGTACTACTATGGAAGAAGAACCGAAAGGGTACGCTTCTGGTAATGACCTTGGAAGACGCAGAAGAAATAGCTTATATGCTGAAACGCGAAAAGATTATTTAAAGTGTAAGGTAAAAGCACCATAAAGTGTAAAATAAGCCTTTAACGATGGACTTTAACACCAAAGAGAAATGAGCCACGAGGTAGACAGTAATTTAGTAAAAGAGATCCGGTACAACGGATGCCACCAGCTTAAGGGCGATATGATCCGATGGCTAGGGGAACACCCTAACGCTAGCGCCCTAGATTTAGTTAAACATTTTTGCGGTACGCGCTGGATGGGAGGAAGCACGGAAGACGGAGCCTATAAAGAGGGCTATAACTTCAACCGATGAAGCATTTAAGAATACTAGAAGAACAGATAGCCTACGGAAAGGGTAGAGGGTGGCGCGTCGACAATTTGGAGCGCGTTTATGAGGAGTTTTTGGTTAGTGTTGAACGTACGCGCCAGGCAGAAGACCTTTTATATAAGGCTTGCCTATTTCTTGCCAAGTTAGACCGCCACCCCTCCCACCTTTTCTGGATAAAGAACCTAGACAAAGAAACGCTAGAAAGGGAGCTAGGCCCCGAATTTGATATAGAACACTTTAAAAACAGTTATTACCATTGGAGGCGATAGACGGAATAACCGACCCCTGGGAATGTGGGAACTACATTCTTAAACAGTTCGAAAACGGCTTTACTCATAACGGCCGTTTTTTTGTCTACGATAGTAACCGCTACGTAGAGGTAGAGCAAGACACGCTAGAGCTGTTAATACTACGCATATTAAAGGAAAAGGCTACACAAGCGAAGATTAACCTTATTATAGATAGGGTACGCTTTGAGCTTCCCAAGTATAAGCCACACGATAAATACCTGGCTTTTAACGACGGATACCTAAACCCGCAAACATGCCGCTTTGAACGTGGGCCAATAGACGCACACGTATACGAGTTTATGCCCTTTGCCTACGATAATACGGCCCAGCCGGAAAACTGGTACGCATTCTTAGACCAGGTATTCGATGGCGATGAAGACAAAGCCGAAAAGATTAGCCTACTCCAGGAATACTTCGGCTACTGCCTTATGCGTGATATTAACCTCCATAAAGCCTTAATGCTATACGGTAGTGGTGGTAATGGTAAAAGCGTCATTTGCGATATTCTCGAAGCCATGATGCCACAAAGTACACATCTTGAATGGGGCGAACTAGGAGAGCAAAGAGGGCTAGAACGCCTGGCCGGATCATGGCTAAACGTATCCACCGAAATAAGCTATAAAGAGAATAGCGCTAGCACCGGCTTTAAGAAGGTAGTAGCTAATGAAACTATAACAGCCAACCCAAAGTATAAGAAGCCTTTCGACTTTAAGCCCTTCTGTAAGCTTATTTTTGCTTCTAACGGAGTACCACAGACCGAGAGCGATAGCGGAGTATTCCGCCGTTTGATCATTATAAGCCTTAATAATAGCTTCGTGGGTAAGGAGGACTGGGAACTAACCAGCCGACTATTAGACGAGCTACCAGGCATATTTAACTGGGCAGTAATAGGGGCAGCACGACTACGAGGCCTACGACGTTTTACGCACGTACCGAGTAATATCCAGGAGCTACAAGAGTACCGACGTACCATAAATAGCCTACAAGCGTTCTACGATGAGGAGCTAGAAATGCACGAAAACCAGGAAATAGCCTTTAACGAGTTCTATCGTAAGTACTCCAGCTACTGCCTAGAAACGGGCAACAGACCCTTCGCTAGGAACAAGGTGAGAGGAGTAGTTAGGCAGTTAGACCTTCCACTAATGGTTTACACTCATGGGGATAACTCACGGTGGATTAAGGCTTTACAGCCTATTAACTGGACAAATGACGGTACTATATTCTAACTACTAACAACTACTTATTTATAATTAGTATTATATATATGAGTATAGGAATACAGAAAGTTTTAACAAAAAAGTAGTTAGTAGTTAGTAGAGATGCCCAATTACCTTAAG